CGTTGATGCAATGTTTTCAATAATTGGGGAAGTTTCAGAAAGCATACTTGTAAATCCTATTAAGCCATTGTCAATGACGGATATTTGCTCTGCAACTAATTGGCTGGCTTGAATGGCATAATTCATTTCACTATTTAAAGCATCAAGCGATTGCGCGGATATTAAAGTTTGCGTCTCTTGATCGCTTAATGCGCTTTTATATTTTTCCGCATATTCGCGCATCCGATTGGCGCGTTTTTCGTCATATTCAGCAGCTAATTTTTGTAATGGTGTTTCAGCTTGTAAAATTTGAAAAGTTGATAAATTTTTATCCAGTAAATCTTTGGCAGTAGTTAAGCGTTTTTCGGCTTCTTCTCTTATTTTCTTTTCAGCGTCAAACCTATCCGAAGCATTTGCTCCGGCTTCGGCAGCGCCATAAGGCACGTTTTTAATTGTGCCACCAAAGAATGTATCTAATGCCCGCCTTCTATTGGCGCCCATTCGAGCCACGCCACTTGCCGGGCTAGTGCCAAAAGCGTCTTGGGCGTTAATATTTGCATTTGGGTTGCCGCCTAGTACTGTTCTATACAATGTCAAGAGATCTGCGCCTTCCGTGCTTTTGCCTACGCTTGCAAACCTATCTTTTAAAAATCTAACAACTGGTCCTTGCACTTGTTCTTCAAAAGATTGGCCCTTATATGCACCATACTGTTGGCGCTCAGGTGCGCCAAATTGAATAAGACCCATATAATTTCCACCAGCTCCACCCATCATCGATGGGTTATACGCACCGCCGGTTTCAAAATCAATAATTGTTGCCAGATCCAAGGGGCTAACGCCTAATTTTCTTGCTGCTGCTACTAACGCTTGGCCGCGACTGCTTAATTTAAACGGCTGGGCAGCACCAGCACCAGCAACTCCCATAGCAGATAGATCAGCAGCAGTGCCACCCGTGCGGCGACCAGTGCCAGGGGATGGCGCATCTGTCCATATCCGCTGAAATGCTTTTTCATTTTCTTTAAATTTATTTGCGCTGTCGGTAGCACCCTTGGCTAACGCTTGACCAGCGCCACTAAAATCTCCCCTTATTGCTTTGCCAATTGCGTCAAAAGTAAATACTATTCTTTTTGTAAATTGATCAACTAATTGAATGGTAGCAAAAATTACTGTGGCCACGCCACGCAAGCCAACTTTTATTATATCAAACAATGCCGTCCAATCATTTTTAGAATCAAATAATTTACCAAACTCATCTAAAATAGATTGCAAAGCTGGCAGCATTGCATCTGTTAATTCCAAGCCAAATCCATTGGCCTTAATTTGCATTGTTGTAATTGTATCGTTAAACAAATCAGATCTTGCCGCAAAATCATCGCTAATCTTATAGGTAAACTGCTCCATTGATTTGGCGCCTTCATTTAGCAAGGGTATTAACGCCGTACCAGCTTTGCCAAATAAAGCAACAGCGGCAGCGGCTTTGCCTGCGCCATCAGGCATATCAGCAAAACGATCAGCCAGTTTTTTTAATACCTGATCCGCTGGCAATATTTGCCCAGTTGCATTTTTTATTGATACGCCAAGCCCTGCAAATTTTTGCGCTGCTTCTTTATTTCCGGCGCCAGCATTGGCTAACGCTATATTTAATTTGGTTAAACCTTTTCCAAGCACTTCTATGTCAACATCCGCCAATTTGGCAGCATTGCCAATGCCAACTAAGGATTGCGCCGATATACCAGTCTTTTGTTGTAATGCAAATAACTGATCACCTGCCTCTGTTGCTTTTTTAATAATGCCAGTAAAACCAGCAACAACAGCCGAACCAGCCACAGCAGCGCCAAGCGCCTTCATGCTTAATGCAGCATTCTGAACATTACCTTGCAACCCCTTCATGGAATTGCCAAGACGTTGAATATTTTGCTCGCCTACAACGTCAGCCTTGATTCTTAAAAGTGCGTCAAGATTCATGACTTACGTCTCCTTGTTAATGATGGCCAACGCGGCGGCTTCCATGGCCTGAAGATCTTCAAAAAGCAAACGCTGGTCTTTGACCATATACATGCTAAAGATCCATGCCATCACGCCATAGTCTAGCCCAACCACACCGCTAGCACTGGTGCGCCATTGAGTTTGCAGCCTAAGAAACATTTCGACAGATGCCCAATTCTCTGGCAGCACTTCAAAATTGCTAGGTTTAGCTGTTGGCTCAGGTGCGTCAATACCTAAGCCAGCAGCATCCTTTTCTGTTTCGTCAATTATTCTGCCGTGAGCCCAATGCTCAACGGCATCTATTAGTTTTTTCTTTTCGCTCCGTTCAAGCTGGCAAAATAAGCAGTGATGACAGATGCCGCCAGCATCGGCACTTCTAGCAATTGTTCCAAGGCAACCTGGCTAAAGGGCACTTCCTGGCCAGAATCATCATTGATTCCAGACCAGCCAACCAGTACCTCGGTCGCAATAGCAGCATCCGTGATTTCGCTGGTTTCAATCAGTTGCCCAATCTCACGAATGCGAGACTGTGACAACCGCTTGAATTCGCCATCAAAAGTCTGCTTTTCATGGCGTCCACCATCGGATGGTGTTTCAAACGAGACTGGCCAGCGGTAAGTGTCTGACTGCTTAAGAACAAATGCCATAAAGATCAGGTGTAAGCAAGGGACAGTTCGTCGTTGCCGGCGGCGGTTGGAGTCGCCACATAAGGCAGGTTTAGCATTGCAATGCCGTTCAGCTCGGCATACGAAGCATCAGCCAGATCAGCCTGCGCCATCGTTAGCGTTGCAATGTTACCAGCAGTGGTGCCATGCTGGAACGAAACGCTGCCGGTGGTTGAGCCGGTGGACACCGTGAAATAATTCTTAGTGGCCAACAGCACGGCCTCAATCGACATGGTGCCGGCAGGCTTGCGGTCAGTAATCAGCACTTCTTTGGTGCCGCCAATCAATTCGCGGTAGACAATCTCATTGCCAACATTAAGATCAATTGACTGCAGCGCACCAGAATAGCTGAAGGCTGAAAAGCTGGTGGTATTGCCGTTTTTAAAAATCAGCGGTGTTGCTTGGTTGGCATAGGTCGGCGTAGCAAGCGCTGTATCGGTAGGAGCGTTATAAATTCCGGTCATCGTGAAGGCGATGGTAGGGATCGCTCCAACCTGGCCATTGAGGGTAAATGTGCCACGGGCGCCGGTCACAATGTGACGAATGCCGTCTTGATAGAAGTAGATCGTGACCGAGCTAAAGCTGGTGCTTACTGGCGCGTAGGTAACGCTAGTGGTGGCCACCACGGTCTCAGACAGCCCACAAGCCTTAAGCACGGGGCCATAGGCAGGTGCAGTACCAGCAGCGCCAGAGCCGGCAAGTTCAACCTCAAAAGTTACCTGCACCCTGGTTTGAGCAAGCAGTTGCTCATAATTACCCAAATAAGGGCGAATTAGCTCACGCTGAACAATGTCAGATTGAAGCGGCGTGATTTCTAAATTACGCACTAGGATCGCATTAGCCGATCCAGTTGGTGTTGGGTCGGTGCCGTAGGTAGCTTCAGCCTTGGCTAGAATCAGCCGTTTCCGTGTTAGCAGAGCCATTGCTCAATTCCTCGGGTTGAGTGTTGGCCGGCTCTGTCCGCTCGATGAGCTTCCGCTTGCCGGTTTTGGAATCAAGAAGGTAAGAACCACCTTGGCCCCAATATTCATCCATCATGATAGCCATGATCAGCTCGCAAGATTTGCGACCGAAGTGCGGTAAAGCACTCGATAATCACACATTACCACGCCCGCTGGTTGATCTGCTTCAACGGTTTCAAATGTCACCCCAACTGGCTGAATGTCGATGGCATAGCCGCCAAGCGTAAGATCGGCCATTAGTTTGCCGTGCAGGCTTTCAATTATTGGATCAGCAATTTGATCCGGGATGTTGCCGCGCACAATTACTGCAACACGAACGGTAAGGCTCCAATCCAGCGTGGGGAGGCTTGTGTTTTGGCTGGCTTGGTCGCTGATAGGTTCAACCACGATTGCAGGGCTTTCAGCGCGAGCTATGGGCTCCACGCGGCTGCGATAGATCCTGGTGCTAACGCCGGTGGTACCGGTGAGTGCAGTACGGATCGCGGTAATAATTGTTTCGCGTTTGGTCGTCATGACGCAACCTGGACGATGGTGCAAATTACGCCAGGAATGCTTGGATGCACCGGCGAACTGGTGCTAGCAGCTTCGGTGTGAATGTAAGCAGCCACGTTGCTCGTATTCCAAATCAATTCGATAAAATCTTTGGCTTGTAATCTTGTGACAAAATTAACAGTGCCAATTACGTTGCCAGCGGTTCCGCCATGGCTAGAAATAATACTAAATTTGCTGTCGCTTGCTGGTACATCGCCAGCTGCATTATTATTGTTTTTTCTTAACCATACGTCAATGTCATAAATACTGTTGTCAGTATTGCTAAATTGAATTGAAAACGTAATGCTATAAACGCCGGTATAATCAAAAGTTATTCTGCTGTTTGACGCTATTGCAATACCGCGGCTGTTGGTATCGCTGGAGCGCAGCAGAATAG